ACAGGAGCAACAGGAGCAACAGGAGCTACAGGCACCACTGGTGCTACTGGTCCAACTGGTCCAACAGGTAGCACTGGCGTTACTGGTCCCACAGGTAATACAGGCCCAACAGGAGCAACTGGTCCAACAGGTGTTACAGGTCCACAAGGCGTAACTGGTACTACTGGTGCAACAGGTCCAACAGGACCTGCTGGTGCAACGGGTCCTACAGGGGCTACAGGGCCTACAGGAGCCACTGGAACGCAAGGAGTTACTGGGAATGTCGGACCAACAGGTGTTACTGGCTCTACGGGCGCTACAGGGTCTCAAGGCGTTACGGGTGACATCGGTCCTACGGGAGCTACGGGTCCAGCAGGAGCGACAGGACCAGCAGGAGCAACAGGACCAACTGGACTGCAAGGTGTAACAGGTGATATTGGACCTACTGGTGTAACAGGACCAGCAGGTGCTACTGGACCAACAGGACCTACTGGAACAACAGGCGCCACAGGCGCGACAGGTCCTACAGGTGTTGGAAATATTATAGGATTTAATGCTCAAACAGGTACAACTTATACTTTAGTAGTAGGAGACGCTAGTAAAATAGTTACCTGTAATAACGCTTCGGCTATTACAGTAACAGTGCCACCTTCAGTATTTAGCGCAAATGACCAGATACACGTAGCCCAATATGGGGCAGGTCAAGTAACCTTTTCGCAAGGCTCTGGAGTAACTATAAATTCAACTGGCGCTACTACTACAGCTCCTAAACTTAGAATGAACAAATCAGCCGCTACCATTATCTGTACGGCAAGCAATACGTTTTTAATCGTTGGAGATATAGCCTAGTCTAGTATATGAGATACTTTGACAGAGTTATTGTCATCAATGTTCCAAGGCGTTCGGATCGTTTAGAGCAGTTCCGCAAAGAAGCTGAAACAGTTGGCTTTGACTTTGAAGTACATTCAGCTATGGATGGACAGTTCCTAGGTATGGACCCGATAGTGGCTGGCAGGTTAAGTCATATAGAGGTTCTACGAAAGATAAAGCCAGATGAGATGGTTCTTATCTGTGAAGATGATGCTAAATTTAGAGAAGATTTTAATGAGGCTCTGGATGAATATATGGCAGACCTACCCGAAGACTGGGATATCTTCTATCTAGGAGCAGTAAAGAATGAGACTAAGCCAGTCAATAAGCACTGGGTTAGACAGGTAGTTTCAACAGGAACCCAAGCCTATTGTGTAAATCCTGCCAAGGTAGATTTATTTATCCAGATAGCCAGAGAGTTTGACCAGTGGATAGATGTGGCTTATAGGGTCTGGGCTAACAGGACTAATGCCTATATTGCCCAGCCAAACCTGGTAATTCAGCACGATGGATTCTCAGATTTACGCGGCGAGTTAGTTTCTGATTTCAAAGGTTTTCAGTAGAATTGTGGTATGAGATTCCACGTAGTAGCGCTACCCCATACACAGGTAACTAAAGAATTCGCAGGTTGTGCGTACACTGAAAAGGTTCGCAGATTCTGCAATATGATGAAAGGGTTAGGCCATACGGTCTACCTATATGCAGGCGATGAGAATGAAGCTCAAGTAGATGAGCACATATCTTGCATCTCTGAGACACAAAGAAGAATCGTTGTAGGTAAGAAGCCTTATGTTGAGGCACCCTTTGATTATCGTTTACCTCACTGGCAAAAGTTTAATAAGAAAGCTGCTGCTGAGATTAAGAAGCGAGCAGAGAAGCACGACTTCATCTGTGTAATTGGTGGAGCAAGTCATAAGCCAATAGCAGATGCACTGCCAGAAATGATGACAGTAGAGTTTGGCGTAGGATATGCAGGAGTCTTTGCTCAATATAAAGTTTATGAATCTTATGCTTGGATGCACGCAATCTATGCTCAGCATAAGAACGCTGCTCAAGTAGATGGTTCATTCTTTGATGCGGTGATTCCAGGTTATCTAGATCCTGATATGTTCCCAATGGGCAAAGGTGATGGGGACTATTACCTGTATGTCGGAAGAATGATTCCGAGAAAAGGTATAGACATTGCAGCGCATATCTGCAAGACCATCGGAGCAAGACTTATCTTTGCAGGTCCTGGACCACACATACCAAACTATGGTGAGTACATAGGAACAGTAGGACCTGAGAAGCGTGCAGAGTTGATGGGTGGAGCAATAGCTACATTTGTCCCAACGCTTTACTTAGAACCTTTTGGTAATGTGAACATTGAATCACAAGCCTGCGGAACTCCAGTAATTACTACAGACTGGGGTGCATTTACAGAAACTGTAGTGCAAGGCGTTACAGGTTATAGATGTCGTAACGTAGAAGAGTTTATCTTGGCAACACAGAACGTCAAGAATCTAGATAGGCAAGCTATCAGGGATAGGGCTATATCGCTCTACTCAGTAGATGTTATAGCAAAGCAGTATGAATACTATTTCCAGAGACTAATGACGCTCTGGGAAGATGGCTGGTATACGGAAGGAAACAATGCCAACACTGGGAGAAATGATTGATGAGGTCAAAGCCAACCTACAAGGCTATGCCCTTCGTCAAGACAGAGTAACATACATAACTAATCCAAATGGTATTACTTCTAGCGATACCTCTATCGCTATTGGATCTGCTAATAACCTTGCTAAAGGTATAGTTGAGATAGATGAAGAACTACTTTGGATTGATACTTTTAGCACTGCTACCAATACTTTGAATGTAGCTCCAGGCTTTGGTCGCGGATATCAAGGAACCAGTCCAGCACCACACGGTCAATATGCTCAAGTTACTTTATCTCCAACCTTTCCTAGAGTTAATATCAAGAAGGCTATCAACGATACGATTAACTCGTTCTATCCTAAACTCTGGGCAGTATCGTTTACGACTTTTACTTTTAATGCTTCTCAAACAACTTATGCTCTACCAGATGATGCCGAGAGTATTCTTTTTATGTCTTGGCAGACCACAGGTTCTTCTCAGGAATGGTTACCTATTAACCGTTGGAGAGCAGACCAAATGGCAAATACTGCAACCTTCAATACTAATGTGACTGTTAGTATCTATGAGAACATACAACCTGGTCGTACCGTTCAGGTATGGTACACAACAGAAGCCAATACCCTTGATTCTAATTCCGATGACTATGCTGATGTTACTGGTCTACCTGGTAGCTCTGCTGACGTTACTGTACTCGGTGCTTCATACAAACTTCTCAGTTTCCTTGACGCTGGTCGTATAAATCTATCCAGCGCTGAAGCTGATCTTAACGATACTAAGAATCCATTCAACTCTGGTGCATCTGCATCTCGTTACATCTTTGCTTTATATCAACAAAGACTTCAGGAGGAGGCACTGAAGTTACAAGACAGGTATCCAATTCGCATCCATTACACAAAATAGAGGTAAATAGATGACTAGAAAATACTCAAGTATCAGCGTTGCGACAACGCTTGCCAGTGGTATAAATACAACTGCTACCAGTATGACGGTAGCAACAGGAACTGCTGCAGCCTTGATGGGTGGTGTCTCACTAGGTGTTGGTAACGTAGACATATTCACAGTGGCTATAGATGTAGATACGATAAATGAAGAAATTGTTTATGTGACAAACGTATCTGGTGACATCTTAACTATTAGCCGAGGAAGGGCTGGAACTGGAACTCCAGGTGTATCTGGTATAACTCACTCTTCAGGTGCCACAGTCAAGCACGTTCTAACCTCAGATGATTTAACAGATTTTGAAAGCGCAGTATCGCCTATAGCAAGCCTAGGTTTCTCTGGGTCTACATCTGGCACCACAACAGTACAAGCAACTGCGGTAGCAGGAACCACAACTCTAACCTTGCCTGCTGCTACAGATACTCTGGTAGGTAAGGCAACTAACGATATTCTAACCAATAAAACTCTTACATCGCCAATCATTACAACCCCAACTATGCGTCTTTCTGTAAACGCTCAGACTGGAACTACTTATACTCTGGTTGCTGCAGATGCCTCTTACAAACTTGTCACAGCATCTAATGCTGCAGCGATAACAGTTACAGTTCCTTCAAGCGTATTTAGCGCAGGAGATGTTATTAACCTGCAACAAATCGGCGCAGGTCAAGTTACCTTTGCTCAGGGCGCTGGAGTTACTATAACTTCAACTGGAGCTACCTCAACTGCTCCAAAGCTAAGAGCCCAGTATTCAGCTTGTAGTGTGATCTGTACAGCAAGCAACACATTTACTATCGTAGGAGATATTGCCTAATGCCTATACTCGGGATAATTGCTTCATCTAAACTAACTGCGGTTGTAGGCGATTATGAGTCCATCGCTACTGTATCCGTTGGCGGTGGCGGTGCTGCCAATGTGGAGTTTACTTCTATTCCTGCTACTTATACACATTTACAGATTAGGGCTTTAATTCGTATGGCTAGGTCATCAGAAGATTATATTACAACAACATTCAATTCAGGAACGGCTGTTACTGCTCGTCATATATTAAGTGGTAATGGTTCAACGGTAAGCGCTAGTAGTGGAAGTGGCACAGGTCAAGATTTTGGTCCGTTTCCTGATTCTTCACATACCGCTTCAATTTTTGGTGTTTTGATTTTAGATATATTAGATTACTCAAACACTAATAAATATAAAACATACAGAATGTTCAGTGGTAACGATAGAAACGGCGCAGGAAGAATTGACCTACAAAGCACAACAGCATCTACAACAAGTGCGCTTTCTAGTATTGCTTTTAGTACTTATTATGGCGATGGTTTCGCCCAATACTCCCAGTTCGCCCTCTACGGAATACGGAGCGCATAATGCCTACAACTTATGAACCGATAGCAACGACAACGCTTGGCAGCGCTGCTGCGACAGTGACCTTTTCTAGTATTAGTGGCAGTTATACTGATTTGGTTTTGATTATCAATGGAAAATGGACAGGAACTGGTGCTTCCAGTTTTGGATTACAATTTAATTCAGACTCTGGAAGTAATTACTCAATTACTCGCTTACTTGGTAATGGTTCTTCAGCATCTAGTAATCGCACCAATAATACAACGACTACAAGCGGCGGTCAATTAGACGCAACGAATTTTAATCCTAACATTACGCACATTATGAATTATTCCAATTCAACCACCTATAAAACTATCTTGTGGCGCGGAAATATACCATCTACGCAGGTAGAGGCGGCAGTTTCGTTATGGAGAAATACCTCAGCAATTACAAGTATTAGTGCTGGATACTTTGATGTATCGGCAAACTGGGAAACAGGCTCAACCTTTACCCTCTACGGCGTAAAGGCGGCATAATGGCTAACACATATACGGCAATAGCCACAACAACTGTGGGTAGTGGTGGGGCTGCTAATATAGAATTTACTAGCATACCTGCGACTTATACTGATTTAGTTATTCAATTATCAGCAAGAAGCACGGGAAACTTTGGCGGCAATGACTCTATGAGTGATGATTGCTACCTAAGGTTCAATAGTTCATCTTCTGATTATTCTGCTCGCAGTTTGTATGGCTATGGAAGTGGTGTAGGTTCAGGTAATAATGCAGCACAAACATATCTAAAAGCCTTTTATATTGATGGGAGTGGAGCAACTGCTTCTACTTTTGGAAATACCTTAATTTATATTCCAAATTATACTTCTTCCAATAATAAATCTGTAAGTGGTGATTCAGTTTCAGAACATAATGCAACAATGGCTTATATGAATTTGATGGCTGGTTTATGGGCTAATTCATCAGCAATAACTTCTATTACTTTGACAACAGCAAACGGCAACTTCGCCCAATACTCAACAGCCACCCTATACGGAATCAAGAACTCCTAACGAAAGGAAAAACAATGCCAACCAAACTAATCGTAGATTGCTCAACTGGAGTAACTACCGAGGTAGAACTAACTGCCGAAGAAGTTGCTCAGCGCGAGGCAGATGCAGTTGCCTTTGCAGAAATTAAAGCAGCAGAGGAAGCAGCAGCACAGGCTAAGGCAGATGCTAAGGCAAGTGCTCAGGCCAAACTAGCAGCACTCGGTCTGACAGCAGACGAGATCGCAGCACTAACCTAACGTATGGAAAAAAGCGCTAACGGCTGGCCTGCCTCAGCCGATCCTGAAGCGATAGTTATTATCCGCAAGCGCGTTCCAGGCACTGATTTAAAGCTTCGCATTGCCGAGCCTGTAGCGCCGTTGCTTATAGCATTCGCCGCCGACTTCCACCGCCTAGTTGAACCTTTAGATGAGGGTCAGTTAGACGACTGGGGCTATTGCTATCGCAAAATTCGTGGAACCCATACCGTCATTTCCAATCACGCTAGTGGCACGGCCATTGATTTAAACGCTACAAAGCATCCACTAGGGGCCGTTGATACCTTTAACAAAGAGCAAGACAAGACCATACGAAGACTCTGTCGTAAGTATGGTTTAAAGTGGGGCGGCGACTACAGATATCGCAAGGATGAAATGCACTTTGAGATAGCATTAAACTCCGCACAAGTAGCTACATTAATCTCTGCATTAGGTTTGGAGAAAACTGATGACAACCGCAAAACAGAAGAAGCAAATCAAGACGGCGCAGCAGGTGGCGGCTTCTTGGGGCCGCGCAGCACTTAGCGCCGCCATTGCTTATTACCTCGCCACTGGTGATGTAACAATCAAGGGTTTAACAAGCGCAGCTCTAGCAGCAGTGCTTCCACCTCTATTGCGTTATGTAAATCCTAAGGATCAATTGGGACGTGGATAGTCTTCTCATACAGTTGGGCGTTATAGCAGCTGCCACGATATCTGGGGTGGCTGCTATATTTGCTGCGCGTGCTGAAAAAAACAGCCGTCCAGTTTCAAACGGTTTTGCTGAGGAGGTGCTAACAGATTTAAGAGAATTAAGAAAGATGTTATTCCAACATTTAAAAGAACACGATAAAGAGGGACAAAATGAAAAGTGTTTACATTGTACCAACAAGAGGACGACCAGAAAACGCGTCAAGGCTTCTTAAAGCTTGGAAAGATACTGACGCTCAATCAGATTTATTTTTTGTCTGCGATATAGATGATCCGCGTATGCGCGATTATGAACAAATACCTGAAATAGCAATCATTACAAACCTCCACACCTCTGGTGGAATGGCGCAGCCTTTAAATATGGCAGCAATGATTTTATTGAATGATGAGAAATACGACCGCTATCAGTACTTTGGATTTATGGGCGACGATCATTTGCCACGCACTAAGTATTGGGATTATTTATTAAAGCTAACAATTCCAGGGACAAAACAAGGCATCGCGTACGGCAATGACTTACTGCAAAAAGGCAACCTGCCCACGGCCTGTTTATTGACGCGAGGCATAGTAGAAAAGCTCCGTGGAATGGTGCAGCCTGGGGCCAAGCATTTATACCTGGACAATTTCTGGTTGCAGCTGGGTAGGGATATAAACGGCCTTCACTACTCGCACGACATCGTAATCGAGCATCTACATCCTGTGGCTGCCAAAGCAACGATGGATGAGCATTACGCAAGGGTCAACGCGCCTGAATATTACGAACACGACAGAAAAATATTCGAGGCGTTTATAGCAAGCGACACTTACAAAGAACTTGTTTTGGCCTTGTTATGAAAATCTTAATTACAGGGTATCAAGGCTTTGTAGGACAACACTTTGTGCGCGCATTAGAAAGCCACACTTTAACTCTGGTAGATATAAAAGATGGAAATGATGCCAGAGACTTTTTTCGAGAAAATGATACGCACTATGATCTAGTGATACATCTGGCAGCGGTTGTAGGTGGTCGCCAAATGATAGAAGGCAATCCACTGGCTTTGGCCGTCGATTTAGCTATTGATGCTGAGATGGCTTCGTGGGCAATGCGTACAGTTCCACGTCATATTCTGTACTTCTCAAGCAGCGCCGCGTATCCAATAGAGCTACAAACAGGAGCCTACAAACGAAGGCTGACAGAGAATGACATCAATTTAAAAGATATACGTTTACCTGATATGACTTACGGTTGGGCAAAGCTGACAGGCGAGATGCTTTGCGAGCATTTACGTCAGGAGGGTCTGACGGTCACGGTCTTGAGACCATTTAGTGGATACGGAGCAGAGCAGGACCCTAGCTACCCATTCAGGGCTTTTATGGACAGAGCCGTACGCCTAGAGGACCCTTTTACAATCTGGGGGTCGACCCTGACCGTGCGCGATTGGATTCATATAAGCGACATCGTTGCTATAAGCCTGGCAATGGCCCAGGACCGCCTATCCATCACGGCAAACCTGGCCACAGGTAGGGCCACGGCCTTTGCCGAACTAGCAACCCTGGTCATTAAGGCTAGGGGTGGGGGCTACAAGCCCAGGATTGAGGTCAACGAGGGTGCGCCTAAAGGGGTCAATTACAGGGTAGGCAATCCTGCTTTCTTACGCAGCTTAGGCTTTGAGCCTAAAGTAAGCCTTGAGGTTGGCGTGGCGCAAGCCCTGTCTGTCTGGACTTGACGCTAACCTGTTAATACCTAGAAGCTCCTAACCCTCTAGGTAAAGGGACAGAAATGCAATTACTACAGCAATACTCCGATCTGCTGATTTTCTTATGCTGGCTCGTCGTAATCACTATTGGATATCTATACGGTCACCACGTCGGTTATGAACGCGGTTTTTTAAGAGGCCGTTACTCAAGCAGAGAACATCCATCACGGAGAAATAGTTAATGAATCTTAAAGAAATCGCTGCTGAACTTGCAGCGTTAACCGTCATTAAAGATGCCGTCACTGAAGCAACTAACTCTTTGCGCGAATTAGCAAAGGATGAGCTTACAAACGTCGGCGCTGATATGACCAAAGCAGTCATCGACAATCAAGAGGTAGCTAAAGTCACCCTTGTAAGCCGAGACGTGGCCTTCGTTATAACAAATGAAAGTGCGTTCTTGCAGTGGGTAACGGAGAATTTCCCAACGGAAATCGAACCAAAGGTGCGTGATGGGTTTAGAAAGAAATACACGGAGACCCTAGCAATGACACCTGATGGAAAGATATTTAGCACCTTAAATGGAGAAATCTTAGACTTTATGTCTATTGAGACCAAAGCTCCTTATGTATCGACTCGTTTTGCACCTGAAGGTCGCGAGATCGTGCTTGAGGCAATGCGCGAGCATCGCCTAACAACCTTACCCTGGCTTAATAGCTACGTGGAAACCAAACGCAGAACGGAGATTGAATAATGGACGATAAGCAAGCGGCAAAACTACGCGCTTCATTTAAAGAAAGTCAGATTGAAAAGAAAGTGATGGGCAGTCGCTCATACAACTACATTAATCACGCGGTTGTTACCGATAGATTAATTGAAGTAGACCCAACCTGGTATTGGGCTCCTATGGCTTTAGCAGAAAATGGAATGCCACAGCTAGATGAACACAACGGCATCTGGATTAAGTTAACAATATGCGGAGTAACGCGTATTGGATACGGAGCTTCCGAGCCGCATCAAAAAGGTGCAGATGCGGTGAAAACAGCTATTAGCGATGCAATCAAGAATGCAGCGATGCGTTTTGGCGTTGCACTTGATCTGTGGGGCGCTGATAGCAATGGACAAAGCGCAGAGAGCGTGACCCTTTCCACGCCAACTCTGCGCTCTGTTCCACCTTTAAAGCCAGTGGTTACTGAAAGCCAAGACTTAGCAGACTTTATAGCCGCACAAAGGCCAAATGATCCAACGCCAATCGTACAAACGGCTGAGGAGACTGGTGAGCCGCACTGCAAACACGGAAGCTTTGCTTGCCGTATTTATAGAAACGGCACAAGCAATAGCGGCAAACCGTATGAAGGTTTATTTTGCCAACGCAAACCATACGAAGAGCAATGCACACCTGTTTCCATTGACGGAAAGCCGTGGAAGAAATGAAGAAATTAAAGAAAACAAATCGCATAGTAAAAAGCCAGAAATGCGATCATACATTGCGCCCTGAATTTGCCGAGATGGTCAATAAAACCATTTTTAATTTTCAGAGGATAAAGCAAGAAAATGACGAGGGTTTATTGATGGCTACTTTGCTAAACTTTGCCATCGTGTTGCCATCGTTTCTTACCGCCTTATCACAAGACTATGAAATAAGTGATGAAGCCACTGATACTAACTGAACAAGATAAGGCGTTGGCGCGTCAAACCGCTGACGCCTTCATCCAATGGTCAATACAAACACAAAGCACCGACAGGCCGCACACCAGGTATAAAGCCTGGGAATCAGATCATCAAAGAAAACAGCAAATGCAATTGGCCTATGCAGCAGAAATAGCTATTGCCAGGCTTTTAAACCTTCCCTGGAATGGCCTGGATACCTTCAAAAACAAAGCCGATGTGGGCGATAATATCGAGGTGCGATACTCCTCAGTGCCGTACTTAATCCTGCGGCCTAATGATCGCGAGAGCGACATTGCCTTTCTAGTGCAGGGTTCTACTTTAGATCGCTTATTCTTAGGCGGCTTTATGCCTGTAAAAATGGGCAGAACGCCAACCTACAAGCTAAAGGATGAAGAGACCTGGTTTATACCCAGAGAGTCCTTGTATGCCTTTATACCGCAGTACCAGGCTGTCCAGGCGTTTCTACAGCGCTTAGCGACTCGAAGCCAAACACCGTGATGGCCTTTATAGGGCCTCTAAGGGGCTTTTTAGCCTCTTTCAGGGTGTGGATGTAGGCAAGTTCCCACAGGCTCGTCGTGGTCGCTTGTGGGCGGCAGGTGGGGTGGCTGCGGACCACCCCATTTGCCATTTATAGCCAGTGTCTATTTGACGTCTTGTCCGAGGGTAGGTCTATATTTTGCCCTGGTCGTAAGACTGGGGCAGGAACACCAGCAGCGACGGTCGACGGTCAAGTGATCGGATACCGAGACGCAGTGATTTCTCCGTACTCACCTAAATTTAATTTGGGGGGGTAGGGGGGGCATTTCACTGCAACTCAGGTCTCTGGTCAAATAGAAATAAAGAAATAAAGATTAAAATAATCAACTGATAAATCCCTACCAATGAAGGGAAAGTAAATGACACTTAACATCAACATTGGCATAGGGGAAATAACAACAGAAATCTGCTCAGATGAATCTTTATCATTTGAGGCAATTGAAACACTTTTAAACAGATCTGTGCAAAGCGTCTTGGTAATGTTTAACTCATTAGACGCAAAGGATCGCAGCCTCGTTCTAGGATTGGAAGACGCTGATGACGAGACGGACGAAGAGGAAGACGCCTGAAGGCTACAGGTACTGCAATAGTTGTAGGCAGGTATTAGCTACATCGCAATTCGGCTGGTCTAGCAAGGCTCGCAACAAATTACGGCACGATTGTAAGAATTGCCGAAACCTACACAAGTGGGTACTTCGCAGGGTAAAATCGGAGCGTGAACAGCTCCTCGTTGCACAGAAACAGTGCTGCGCCATTTGCGGCATACATAACGACATCAGTCGACTGGGAGTCGATCACAATCACAAAACACAAGCCATACGCGGCCTTCTATGCCACGACTGCAACACTGGTCTGGCAGCCTTTGAAGACGACTCAGATTTACTTACAACGGCAGTGATTTACCTTCTAGCAAGGGAGAATGAATGAAATTAGCTTCTATATTCCTAGCATTGGCACTAAATACGCCAGATGGCTATCAGCAATATGCATTTAAGTACATAGAGAAATACGAGCGGCCTTGTATCAAGGAGCTTTGGAGATTAGAGAGCAATTGGCGTCCAGAGGCCAAATCTTTAACACACGATTACGGAATACCACAGCGACATATGAAGCACAATACAAAGAAGCAAATCGCCAAGTTTAGATCGGACCCTTTAAAGCAAATCGACTGGGGTATAGGCTACGTCCGACATCGTTATAATGATTTCTGTACAGCTCTAGACCACCACCGTACGCGTGGTTGGTATTAATCAAACGAAGGGACAGTTATGGATTTAAGAGAAAAAGTAACTATTGGCGTGTGTTCGCCAGGTCAATGGCACGCGATGTTTGCCACAAGCATCATCGATATAGCAAGAAGCCAAGCAGTATTGGGACAACTTATAAGCTTAGAAGGATCAGGTGTTATAAGCCGATTACGTAATCAGGTTGTAGCTACCTTTTTAGAAAGAACAACAGATGATTGGTTGCTGCAAATAGATACTGATCAGATTATAAGCGTCGATATGTTTAAAAAACTTATAGCGGCGGCCGATAAGGATGAAAGGCCAATCGTTTCAGGAGTTGTTCACGCAGGTTGGGATACCAATAACCTATATCCAGAACCTGTACCTTGCGTGTTTAAGATAGGCGAAGATGGCGGTTTATTTAGTATGCACGAATACCCAGAGGACACGGTGGTAGAGATAGATGCTGCTGGTACAGGTTGCCTATTGGTACACCGTCGTGTGTTTGAAGAGATGCGTGATAAGGCCGATAAGGTTCAGGAAGCTGATAAGTGGTGTTGGTATAGGGATATGCCTATAAACGGTTCCTGGGTAGGTGAAGACATATTCTGGTCTATACGTGTGAAAGCGTTAGGTTATAAGATGTTTTGCCATACAGGTGTGCAGCTACCACATAAACGTAGCTATTGGTTAAAGCGTGATCACCACAAGGACTATGGTCGTTATGTAGACGCCAGGCATCAAAGCGCAGAGCAACACCTAGAAGTAGCCAACGACGTGAGTCTTGGCGTCAAAGGAGAAAAAGATTAATGGCAACAACCTCAAGTGTTATAACCGTAACCACTACAGCGCAGACTATTGTCAGCGTTGATAACGTGACGCAGTATGTGCAACTACACGCTAAAGGCTCTACTTACCTGGGCGCTGTAGACGTGACAACCTCGACAGGGTTTCTGATGGATAACGACGACCACGTGGCGCTGGTGATACCGCAAGGATGCAGCCTTAGTGCCGTCGCAAACAGTGGGTCGCATACTTTATACGTGCTAACTACGCGTGTGGATTGATTAGATGTCCGTTTTTTCCCACGCTCATTGGCTTGGATATGCCGCCCCCCCTGCGAAATCTCTCCCCCCTGGCGCATAATGAAAAAACATAGGGACTTTATTTAGGATGGGACAATCTTTGAACTCTCGGCGGTATTCCAGTGTTTATAGACGTATCAGAAAGAAAATGCTGGAATCAAATCCAATCTGTCATTATTGCAGACTTAATGTGGCGGACACTATTGATCACGAACCACCGCTTGCGAGCTTTCCAGCTCCAGAGCTGTGGGTCGGTAAGTTGTACCCTTGCTGCGCTAAGTGCAATTCAAGTCGCGGAGCTAAATACTTAAATAAAAAGAAAGCGATACGAATGAGGTCGAGACCGTGGTAGAACCTTTAGAGATACACGTGTTGCCAATTAGCGAACTAACACCTGATCCAAACAACGCTCGCATTCATAAGCGTAAGTCGCTGGATGCCTTATGCGAGAGCCTGTCTACCTTTGGGCAACGTAAGCCAATATTGATTACAAAGGACAAAGTTGTCATTGCAGGGAACGGAACCTTAGCTGCGGCACAGATACTAGAGTGGGAAACTATCAACTGCACCTATGTGCCATCTGAATGGACGCAGCAACAGATTACGGCTTACGCGTTAGCAGATAACGCAACGGCGGAGTTAAGTTCCTGGGATGAGGATTTGCTACAGGTACAACTAGAGGGACTTAAGGACCTTGAAGCTAATTTAGGCGTATTAGGACTTCCAAGAATTAAGCCTAACCTAGACAATATACAAGAGGCCCAGGACTTTGATGCTAATAAGGTAAAAATAGAAACAGGTCAGCTTTGGATGCTTGGAAATAACAAATTGTTATGTGGGGACGCTAACGACGCTAATAGCTATAAGAGGCTGTTGGGCGAAGATAAAGCAGACTGCGTTTGGACCGACCCACCTTATGGCGTGGCTTATGTGGGCAAAACAGCAGATGCTCTAACGATAGAAAACGACAACCTTTCTATACCTGAGATGGCTGCCTTCCTAACATCTATATTTGATCTGGTCGTAGATGCAACAAAGCCTGGAGCGGCTTGGTACGTGGCTGCGCCGCACGGTCGCGTTGGCCTTGCTTTCTCGCAAGCCCTAGATTCTTTGGATGTTTGGCGGCACAGTTTAGTATGGGTCAAAAACACATTAGTTATGGGTCGAGCGGATTACCACTACAAGCACGAGGTCATATATTACGGCTGGACTCCTGGCGGCCCACATAAATGGACAGGCGATAGAAAACAGGACACGCTGTTTCATTTCGACAAACCAGCCAGATCTGAGGAACATCCAACGATGAAGCCTGTCGCCTTAATAGCTGCAATGATTGCTAATTCAACCGCACCAGATGATGTAATACTTGATCCATTCATTGGCAGTGGCTCTACGCTTATAGCAGCCGAGCAATTAGGCAGGCGTTGTTACGGTATAGACATCGAGCCTAAGTACTGCGCGGCAACGATTACGCGCTGGCAAAACCTAACTGGCGAAAAGGCGGTATTGATTAATGGCTGAGGTAGATACAGAAATACCAGAACAGATGCGGCCTTTATACGACGCCGTTATAGCTAGATTGAATCGTAAGTTGACTGAGGTAGAACTGCGCACGGTAAGGATGCTGTGCTGGTCTGCGCACGTTCATCAGACGGCAATACAAACGGTGGCGGAAACAGGCTTATTAGTTAAGTCGCCAAGAGGAGCCATAATTCATCCACTGGTTAAAGTGGCAAAGGATGAAGCAGAAGCTTTTATTAAACTATCAAACCAGTTAAACCTTCGACCTACGCAAGACGGTGGAACCTCTGACCTATGGGACCAGCTGGCTTCAGAATTGCTAGGCAATGCCTAAGAAAACCGTTGTAACCTTAATACCTCCTAGATGGGGTACTACTCGTGACAAGCGTCGCAAAACCAGAGGTCCTTCGCTGGCCTTAGTAGCGCAAGCGATGGGCTTCGAGCTATTTCCCTGGCAAAAATACGTGGTCGACACCGCTATGGAATATAGGAACGATCATTACGCCTATCGAACCGTTGGCGTAGCCGTAGGACGTCAGAACGGAAAAAGTTCTCTGGTTGCTACTCGCATTGCTTTCGAGGCCATTTCACCACGGCATCGAATTGCCTATACGGCCCAGGACCGCAATATGGCAAGAGCGAAGTGGGAGGAACACGTAGAGATACTTTTAACCAGTCCATTTAAAAACAAAATTAAGCACGTGGTTAGAACAAACGGTAACGAACACGTTATATTTAAAAACGGCAGCACGTATCAAATTACAACGCCAAACAATAAAGGCGGCAGAGGCTCCTCTCTTGATTTAGTAGTTATCGATGAAGCTTTGACGCACGATCTGTCTTTAATAGGAGCTTTACAGCCAACGCTTGCTACCAAGCCAAATGGCCAACTTTGGATTTTAAGTAACGCAGGAGATGAACGTTCTACCTTGCTGGCTCACTACAGGAACCTGGCGCATACAAACTTACAAGACGGACAATCAAGGCTGGCTTGGTTTGAATGGGCTCCACACGAAGACAAGTTTGACCACTTGGATGAAAAGGTGTGGCGACAGGCAATCCCATCGCTAGGGCAGAAAAAGGGTGTCACAATAGAAGCGGTACGCGAAGCCGCAAATACAAATGCACCAGAAATATTCACGAGGGAATGGTTAAACGTATGGGCTGCCAAAGAGGCTACACAGGTGATTGACACAGAACTATGGGACGGCCTAGTTCGCAGCGACGTCATCATCGGAGGAGACGTTGTGCTGGGCGTAGATATGACGCGAGAACGCGACAAGGCTTGCATCGCAGCCACAGGATTTGTTTCTGGCCTAAACCCCATCGAGATAGTCGATATGCGCGATGGCACCGCGTGGCTACAGCCGCGCTTGATTGAAGTAGCTAAGAAGTGGAACGCGACCGTGGTAATAGATACAGGCAGCCCTGCGGCTTCAGTGCTTGGCCATCTAGAACTGGCAGGGATTAAGGTGCTGGCTATCGGTCTGCAGGAGTACGCTCGCGCTTGTGGTAATTTCTATGACGCGGTGCAAGCACGGAGCGTATGCCATCTAGGTGATGACAATTTGCGCCAGGCAATTCTAGGTTCTGCAAAGAGACCTTTAGGAGATGCTTGGGCTTGGAACAGGAGAAGCACTAGCAATATAACTCCATTAGTAGCAGCCACACTTGCTCACTATGGAATGACAAATCTACCAACGGAAGTTCCAATATTAAGGAGCAGAATATTTTGAACCAGAAACTAGCTATTGTTTTACAACTTGTAGGGGCAGCATTAATGATCTATGGCGTGTCGGTTATTGACTGGCCATTTGCGATAGTATTAGGGGGACTTTTCAGCATCCTCTTTGGCGTGGCTTTGGAGAGAAGGATTAAATAATGCTTGGACGACTTCTTAAACGACAGATTCAACCTTCAGTCGTTTATACCTCGTCTGGCTATGTAGATTCACTTGGCCGTGTAGGTCGCGCATTTCAGGCTAACTGGTCAGGCACGTATGTAGATACAAATACTGCGCTCGGTGTTCCAGCTATTTATAGAGGCGTCACTTTGATTGCTGATGCAATTGGCGCTCTTGGAATACATAGTTATAGAAACGGACGACTTGTAACGCCAACGCCAAAACTATTAGAAAGACCTAATCCACAAGAAACGCGGATGGAAACTATATCTGCAATGGCCGCATCTTTAATCTTGGATGGAAATTATATTGCGGTACTAGGTCCTTCTAATGCTAACGGCCTCCCTGATTTCTTTTATCCTGTGGCAATTGATCGCGTACACGTAACGCGCAAAGATGGACAGATAATTTACAGAATAGACGAGCGCCAATATGATGCTAGTGAAATATTACATATAAAAAACTTTGCTTTACCAGGAGAGTTCTTTGGCCGCGGCATTGTACAAACGCAAAAACAGGCCATTGGTAAAGAAATAGCTATCAACGAATATGCGTCGAGATATTTTGATGGTGGGGTAAATCCTACGGCTGTTATTAAGTCAGGTAATCCTGATTTAACACAAGAGGAAGCGGAAGCTTTAAAGTCTGCTTGGTTAGCAATGTATAGCGGTCGCAACAGAATGCCAGCAGTACTGAATAGCACCACAGATTTTGAGATTTTAAGTAGCAACGCTCAAGAGTCGCAATTAATAGAAGCGCAACTTGCTGGCTTAACTGAAGCTGCAAATATTTTAGGATTACCTGCTTATTATCTAGGCGCTCCTAATAGTTCCAGGACTTATGCAAACGTTGAACAGGAAAACCTACAACTTGTAAGATGGTCAATACAGCCAATAGCAGAGCGCATTGAACAATCATTGAGCGATCTATTAGTGCGCGGACAGTACGCCAAGTTTAATTATGATGCCTTACTAAGAACTGATACTTTATCAAGATACCAAGCACACGCCGTTGGTATTTCTAGTGGATTCCTAACCGTAGATGAGGTGCGCGAAATGGAAAACAGAGACCCAATCACACCAGTAGATATAGAACCGATTGATACTGAGGAACCAGATCTCAGCGATGTTGGAGAGGAAGAAGATGACGACGTCGAGTAATGAAATCCGCAGCTATGCTTTAGATCTAGCTATTAGACAAGATGCGGAAGGCCGCACCATCTATGGAATTGCCGTGCCTTACGATAAAGAGCAGAAAGTTGCTGGCGATACAACAGAGGTCTTTAGAAGAGGCGCCTTTGCAGATGTTATAAAGGCTGCCCACCGTGTTAAATTGTTACGTAACCACGACGTTAAGAATCCGATAGGGAGAGCCACCCTACTGCGAGAGACCGACGAGGGACTCTACGCTGAATTTAAAATATCAAAGACACGCGAAGGCGACGATGCTTTAGAGCTTGTTAAAGATGGAGCCTTAGATCAGCTATCAATAGGTTTTATGCCAATCAAGAATCGCAAACGCCAAGATGGCGTCATTGAAAGGCTCAAGGCGCATCTCGCCGAGGTTTCTTTGGTTACCTTTGGCGCTTACGGAGATATGGCTACCGTTAGCGGTGTGCGCTCAAATATAGTCAATGAAACCCCACGCCTCGACGCTGCAAAGAAAATCTTAAGTGCCTTACAACATAAGCAATAGCCATCCTGATTGCGATGGATTTGCTGTTGTTAAAACGGCCAATAATGAGTTGATGGGATGCCACCGAACCCAGGCTCAAGCTGAGGATCAACTAACAGCCATTCAACTGTCCGAGTTTGGCACTAGGGCCTTGCCAGATAACTATCGACCTGCAAATAGTCCTGATGTACCAGAGGGTCGCGCTTGCGGTAACTGTATTTATAACGAGAACTTATACTGCGTGAAATGGGAAGATGAAGTAGCGGCCGACTACTACTGCAACGCTTGGGAACCGACACAGACTCGTACCAACCGTGCCTTAGCGATACTTAAAATGCTAAAGAATATACAGTAGGATTATCCAGAGTAAGACACCTCGGTAAGGCCGATGCGACACCTCGCTAGTTGCGACACCTCGCTCGCCAGACTCGACACCTCTGCCAAATATCAACATATTATTTAGGAGAGCATTGTGGCAAATACATTTCTAGAGTCTCTACGCGAAAAGCGCGAGAGCAAGACATCAATGATTCAGACAATCGTTGATCGCGTTGCTGAGGAATCACGCGACGTGAGCGAGGTCGAACTCGCAAACATCGAGGCATTAAATCTCGAAGTAAAGAAGCTTGATGAAAGAATCGAGCAGATTTCAGATATTGAACTACGTAACGCAAAGGCAGCAGATTTAGCTGCAAAGGTTGATGCAAATATGCCAGCAACCGAAAAGCGTGAATCAATCAAGGTTATTAGTGAACCTATTACCTATTCCCAACGCAGTGAGTACAGCTTCCTATCAGATGCTGTAAAAGCACATTTCAATACCGATGTAGATGCAGCGGATCGTATCCGTCGCCATCAACAAGAGATGAACGTTGAATATCGCGCAGCTGGAACATCAAACTTTGGCGGCTTAGTAGTGCCTCAGTATTTAGTTGATCTTTACGCTCCAAAATTACGCGCTGGTCGTCCGTTCGCAGATGCGTCACGTCGTCACACGCTGCCACCGCAGGGTATGTCGGTCGTGCTGTCTTTGATCGGCACTGGTACAGGCGTCGCCGCTCAAACTTCACAAAACACAGCGGCTGTATCTACAGATCCTCAAGACAGTACACTTACAATTAACGTAAATACTGTTGCAGGTCAAAACAGCGTTTCCAAGCAAGCGCTACTACGTGGATATAACCTAGAGTCAATCGTATTGACTGACTTGATGCGTGCATATCACACAGAGCTAGATAACTTGCTACTTAATGGAAGTGGATCTAATGGACAACCTCTAGGAATCCAGAATATGACCACAGGAATCTTAGTAACCTACACTGCTACCACTGGTACAGTCGCAGGCCTATATCCAAAATTAGCAGACGCTATTCAACAAATTCAGAGCAATATCTACGCATCACCTAACGCGATTATTATGCATCCACGTCGTTTAGGTTTCCTACTTGCTGGTCTTGATGGTCAGAGTCGTCCACTAGTCGTACCGACTGCGTATAATCCTGTAAATGCCATTGGCTCAGGTGAGGGATACCCTAACTACGGTAATAACTCAGGTTATTCAATTCTCGGTTTACCAGTCATCACAGACGCAAACATTACTACTGCGGCTGGAACTGGTACTAACCAAGACACTATCCATATCGTCGACCTCAACGAGTCTCACCTATTCGAGGAGACTGGTAGTCCGACATACGTCACCTTTGAAGAGCCAAACGGCAAGGTTGCGTTAAACATCGTGATGTACGGAATGTTTGCTTATACCTCGCTGCGCTATCCAAAAGCGTTTGCGCAAATAAACGGAACTGGTCTTCAAAGCCCTAGCTTCTGATGATAAAGGACCCCTGGGGAGCCTTGAAACTCCCCAGTGGTTATAACCATTCAGAATTTCTAAAGAGGTGGTACTAATGTGCGATGGTGGAGCTGTCACCTTTAATACAATGCCTCGTTCGATGTCACCTGTCCCTGATACCGATGGAGATTCTGAATGGCTATAACTAACGGATACACAACTTTAAATGCAATCAAAACTTTCTTATCTATTGCAGATAACAGCGACGATACTTTGCTAGAGGGAATGGTTGAAGCAGCCTCGCGCAGTATTGATCGAATTGCCAATAGAAGGTTTTATTTGGACTCTACTGCGTCAGCTCGTCAATATAGAGCCTACAATAACGTCATAGCGTATGTGGATGACATCGGCACCACGGCTAGTTTGGCCGTGGCAATCGACGACGACGGTGACGGCGTATTTGAAATCAGCCTGACACAAAACACAGATTATTTGCTGGACCCATTGACGGCTAGTTCTCTAGGACGTCCATTTACGCAACTAACGATGGTAAACACAGCACACGTATGGCCTGTCTTTCCAGGAATGTTCAGTAACGGCTTACGGCCAGGCGTTCAAGTCACAGCTAGATGGGGCTGGCCTAGCGTTCCAGATGATATCGAAACGGCCTGTCAGATACTCACGGCCGATCTGTACAAACGCAAAGATTCGCCAGGTGGCATCTTAGGTTTAGGCGACCTCGGCGCTATTCGTATGTCACCTCTAGGCCGCGACGTTACTGCAATGGTTCGTGCATATAAAAAGGAAGTGGCGGCCTAATGGTTCCTTCTACCGTTCGACAGAATTTGAAAGCTCGTCTAGCTACTATCAGCGGTTTAAAAACTTATGATCACATCCCAGACTCCATTGCCGTACCAGCAGGAGTCGTAGGTCAATTAGATTTGACCTTTGATACCACGTTTAATCGTGGTTATGACTCTGCAACTTGTACAATTCTGCTCATCGTAGGCAGAATGAGTGAGTCCGCAGGGCAAACAAAGCTAGATGGATATCTAGCGTCTACAGGTTCGACCTCAGTGAAAGCCGCTATTGAGGGCGATCAAACGTTAAGCGGCGCAGTACAGACACTTCGCGTGACGCAAGCCAGCGCAGGGTCGGTGCAAGTTGCCAACATCGAGTACTTGGCGTATCGATACGTGGTAGAACTGATCGGCTAACAAAGGAGAAAAAAATGGCCATCTTTATGGGTAACAAGGTGTCGGTAATCGTCGGCTCTACCTCCACCATTACAGATCACGTGAGCGCAGTCAGCCTCTCGAGAGAAGTAGACGCGGTGGAAATAACAGCAATGACCGACACAGTCCAAAATATAATCGGAGGGATTGAGAGACCAACTTTGACGTTGGAGCTTTTTAACGACTTCGCAGCTTCAAGTGTCAACTCATTATTTGAGGATGCGCTTGGAACTAAGCTCGCAGTAAAACTCATCCCTGTAGCAGGAACAGTCACAGCGACCAATCCTTCATACACTATGAGCGTACTTGTTTCACAATGGCAGCCTATTAACGGCGCTATCGATGCTCCAATGACAGCAAGTATCACACTTCCTGTTACGGCCATCACCAAGTCGACATCCGCGTAATCTAATTAGTAGGGGGCAGTTATGGCTACACAACAGATTAAGGTAGTTAAGAAAGACGGCAAAGAGGCGCTGTATGACCTTACGCCATCCGCCAAAGTGGCCTTTGAAAGTCACTTTAAAATGGGATGGCGTAAGCGTCTACTAGACGAGCAACGTGACAGTGATCTATGGTGGTTCGCACACTATTTGATTACTGCCAAAGGCGAAACCACGCTGCCTCTTGACGATGCGTTCTTAGATCAATACAAAGACGTTGAGTTCGTTCTTGACTTAAAAAATGGATAGACCGACGCGGCGATATATGGGAAGTCGCAGCCGTGTCGGTAGCTACAGGCATCGCACCAAATGAGCTTCTTAATTGCGACCCCAATATATATGCGGCGATAAAATTTATTTTGTCGGAGCAATCTGACGCTAGGCGCAACACTAGGGCGGTCAAGAGGAGAAGGTAATGGCTAAAGATTCAAGCCTTGTCATAACCCAATTTGATGACTTTATGAAGCAGTTACAAGCCCTGGGGCCACAGTTTAAAAAAGACTTTGATAAAGGATTAAGGCAAGCGGTTTTGCCTATGAGTAAGTTGGCGCAGTCCTTCGTTCCCAACGACATCAGTTATAACAGCAGGTACGTGTTTACTCCGCAAGAGCCAACGTATCAAAGCGCTGCTTGGATAGACGATACAGAGCATCGTTCTCGTGACTCTCAACGGTGGACTTGGCGTCCTGGCGAAGTTCGCAAAGGCATCGTGGTTAGACGTAAAAGTACGCGCCGCGTTCCTGTCGGTTATAGCAAAGTTGCTGTCAGCGTTTTATCTTTAATTAATAGCACGGCCTCTGGTGCCATTTATGAATTGGCAGGTTCTGGCAAGCGTAGGAGAGGTACTAATAGATCGCGCAACCCTAACGCTCGCGAGGATTTTCTAACCTTCTTTCCAAAGGTAGCAGGGCGACCAAAACGTTTAATTTATAGGGCCGAGGCTCAAACAGGCGATAAGGTACGCGAAGAGTTAGTCAAAGTGATTGACCAACGTTTGCTCAAATTCGTGAGGAGCTGATATGGCAAAACAAGTCTCCATTGATTTTCTTACGCGCCTTAAAGATAAAGGTTTTAAAGACCTCGAAAAAGCATCAAAGAAGCAATCAAGCGTACTCGCTGGTTTAAGTAAACAACTAGCGGCTGTCTTTTCTGTTGCTGCAGTTGTTAAATTTGGCAAAGAATCTGTAAGGGCTTTTCAGGACGCGCAAAAAGAAGCAAACCAACTTAGGACACAACTTAAGAGTTTGAATTTAGGTTTTGCCCAATTGCAGATAAGCGACTTTATAAGAGACCTTGCTTTAGCTACAGGTGTCACTGGTGGCGCTTTAACTGACGCCTTTATAACTTTATCGCAAGCCACCAACGATGTGACAAAAGCTCAAAAACTATTAAAGCTCAGTTTAGATATAAGCGCTTCTACAGGTAAAGATTTAAGAACAGTAACGGTTGCTCTACAAAGAGCCCAGGCAGGTCAACTATCGGCTTTGACCAGATTGCAGATAGGTTTTACTTCTACAACTTTAGAAGGCAAAGATTTAGATGAAGTACTAGCCGATCTGGAAAAGAAATTTAGTGGCTCGGCCTTAGTAGCGGCCGACACCTTTGAAGGCAAAATCAATCGGCTAAAGGAAGCGGTAGAGGAAGCGAAAGAGGCATTCGGCGAAAGTCTGGTCGAAGGTATAGAAGCCAGCAATGTATCCGTTGAAACCTTGCAGAAAAACATTATTGATCTAGGTGCTACTCTCGGAACCATAACTGGAAAACTCATCGCCTTTAACCAGTCGGTCATTCAGGATGTTACAAAGGAATTTGAGGAAGACCAGGGTTACTTTGCATCCTTTGTAAAGTCGCTAGTCAAAACAAACAAAGAACTTGCAGCCATAGACGGTGGAAGGCTCAGAGCAGCTACAAGAGCGCAAGCGCAAATTAGAAAAGTCGAAGCTGAAAATGCTAAGAACGTTAAGAAAACTATTAACATACAGAAAAAGGCAGATGCGGATAAGAAACGCGCTGCGGAACTAGAACGCCTTAGAAACCGCATCTCCTACAAGTTCGACATTGATGCCATCAATCTAAACGCAGCCTTGCGACGCGATTTATCAATTGAGGACAAATCTAGAGTCCTAGAGTTGGCGGCTTTAAAAAAGTCTGAGTATCAAACCGAAGAAGAGGCGATTAAAACATTAACGGCGGCCATAGAAGCAACGTCAAAGATTAAGCCAGATATAAAGTTCAACGACAACTTAGATGATATTTTAGAAAAGTTAAGAAAACTGATTGAGGGTAAATACAACATAAGCATTGGGGCAACAATCACCGTACCTAATATACCTACACCTGGAACCTCTGTTACAGCTGGCGGTCTACCTGGTACGTTTGATCCAGGTGGATTTAGAAAAAAAGACGAAGATAGAAGTATAGATTTAGAGCCAGGTAAACCTCCTGTTGTCAGACCTCCTTATATTGATTTACCTGGAGAACAAGGTGGCGAACCCTTTAAGAGACCTTTTGTACCTGATTTAGGAAGTTTTAGATTCTTTGAGGAAAATGAAGATAGTTCTTTAAGAAACCTTTATGATAAAACCTCAGTACCATCTAATTTTGACGTATCATCGTCTAGGTATTTTGAGGAGACAGGCCGCAGCGCTAGAGGTATGGCTACGCCATCGTTTTTTGATCCTGCAGGGTTTAGAGCTAGAGATGAAGGCATAACAGTAAACGTAAATATTCAAGGTTCGTTGTTATCTCAAAACGATCTTGTTGCAGCCGTCACCGACGCTGTTTATCAAACCCAGCGAACTGGTAATGCTCTTTTAATAGAGGCTATTTAAAATGGCAGGTGCGACACTAAGGTGCACCATTGATTTTGGTAACGGTGCCAGCTTCGACCCAGCCTTAGTTTTAGATGATCCCTCTACGCCTTTAGATGTGGCCGTACTAGGAACTGCGGCAAGCGAAATCCTTGACGTTAGTAGCTACGTGTTAAAGGCGTCGATACGGCGCGCTTATAACAGAACCTCAGATAGTTTTACGGCAGGCACTGCTGCCGTGCGTTTGATTGATGAAGCTGGTCTTTTTAATCCAGCTAATACAAGCGGAGCGCTATACGGCAAGATTTTACCAATGCGAAAGATTAGGTTTATCGGTCAGTTTAATAACACCGAGTATGCGTTAGGTTCAATGTACGTGCAGTCTTGGAAGTATCAAAGTCCCACAGGCTTCGACCCTGCTTACGTAGACCTTAACTGCGTTGATGGTTTTCAGCTTCTCAATTTAGCTAGCATTAGTACCGTTACAGGCGGCACGGCTGGTCAAACAACGGCTGAACGTATAACCAGCATATTGGACGAGGCCGAATGGCCTGGGGGAATGAGATCTATTTCCACCACGGCCACGACGACCGTACAAGCCGACACAGGGGCCACTAGAACGGCCCTGGCGGCCTGTCAGACGGTCGAATCGACCGACCTGGGGGCTTTCTATATGAACCAGCAGGGATACGCCACATTCCTAAGTAGGAACGACATTATTGCCGCCTCTGGGGCCACGGCCACGGTCTTTAGCGATACAGGCGCTGGAGGCACTATTAACTACCAAAGCGTGTCCTTTGACCTTAGTGACTTTGGCCTAATCAATAGCTGCACGGTTACTAGGACAGGCGGTACGCCTCAGACCGTAAATAACGTTGACAGTATTAATATCTATTTTAAACACAGCCGTAACAAGACAACCATTGCCCAGACGGATGCCGATGCCTTAAACCAGGCGCTGATGATTGTAGCTAGTCGCCAAGAGGTAGGGGCAGACCTGCGGATGGAGAATCTAACGCTCGACGCCTTCGACGGCTCAAATAGCGCGCGCGTCATTGCTGCTTTGGACCTTGACGTCTTTAGCCCAATAGAAGTTATACAAACATTAGAGGGTGGCACGGTCACAAGTGACACGGTAATTACTGGGGTGGCCTACGACATAACCCCTAATTCATTCCAGACTACGTTCACAACCGCTCAACCCTTCGCCAGTGGCTTCGTGCTAGACTCTCTAGTAGATGGCCTACTAGATGAGGACTCGCTCGCTTATTAAGGAGAAAAATGGCTGCAGGTTTAGGATTTAAGACCTTTACTACAGGTGAGGTTTTAACAGCCGCCGACGTAAACGGCTATTTAATGCAAGGCGTATTAGTTTTTGCTAGTGAGGCTGCTAGAAACTCTGCTATAACTTCACCGCAAGAAGGGCAGTTTGCATACACTAAAGATAATAACAGCCTATGGTATTACACAGGTAGCGCGTGGGCAGCTAGTGGCGCAACAGGTGATATAGAGGGCATAACTACAGGTACAGACTCAGGTTTATCAGGCGGCGTTACTAGCGGTACAGCTGTACTACGCTTAAAATTAGAGTTTGATGCAGAAACAGGCACTACATACACGCTATTAGCAGCTAACCTAAATCAGCTAGTAACTCTAAACAATGCCAGCGCAATAACTTTAACTGTACCGCCTAGCGTTTTTAGCGCGGGTGATGTAATAAACATAGCTCAGATCGGAGCAGGCCAAGTAACGCTAGCGCAAGGCGCAGGTGTAACTATTAACTCAACAGGTGCAACAGCAACAGCACCTAAACTACGCGCAAGATACAGCGCAGCTTCTATCATCTGCACCGCCTCAAATACCTTTTTAGTTGTTGGAGATATTGCTTAATGAATATCTTGGGCATTATCGCCAGTTCTAAGTTTGGAGATGCTGGCGACTTTGAGTCTATTGCTACTACTACTTTAAGTACCACTACTGCAACTGTAACTTTTAGTTCTATTCCTGCTACTTATACACATTTACAGATTAGGGCTTTAATTCGTATGGCTAGGTCATCAGAAGATTATTTAACAACAACATTCAATTCAGGAACGGATGTTACTGCTCGTCATATATTAAGTGGTAATGGTTCAACGGCAAGCGCTAGTGGTGGAAGTGGCACAGGTCAAGATTTTGGTCCGTTTCCTGATTCTTCACATACCGCTTCAATTTTTGGTGTTTTGATTTTAGATATATTAGATTACTCAAACACTAATAAATATAAAACATACAGAATGTTCAGTGGTAACGATAGAAACGGCGCAGGAAGAATTGACCTACAAAGCACAACAGCATCCACAACAAGTGCGCTTTCTAGTATTGCTTTTAGTACTTATTATGGCGATGGTTTCGCTCAATACTCCCAATTCGCCCTTTACGGAATACGGAGTGCATAATGCCTATAACTTATGAACCAATTAGTACCACAACGCTTTCTACTGCTACCGCATCTATTACATTCTCTACTATTAGTGGTGCTTATACGGATTTAGTTTTGGTATTTTTTACACCATCAAACTCAATAAATGATGATATGTATTTACAATACAATTCTGACACAGGGTCAAACTATAGCAATACTACGCTCAGGGGAAATGGCACAACTGCATCAAGCACAAGAGGTAGCAATACCACAGGTGCAAGATTTAGCGATATGTCATCGCCGACTACAACAACCTCTAATACTGCAATAATTCATATAATGAATTATGCAAACACTACAACTTACAAAACTAATATATCAAGAAGCAATAATGCTTCTACTGGTATTGATGCAATGGTTACACTTTGGCGTAATACTGCTGCTATTACTTCTGTAAAAGTATATCCAGCCTCAGGCAATATGGCTACTGGCACAATAGCAACCCTCTATGGCATTAAAAGTGCGTGACCTTATGACAACTAATTTTAGAAAGGCGGCATAATGGCTAACACATTTGAGGCAATAGCCACAGTAACTGTGGGTAGTGGTGGGGCTACAACTATTGATTTTACAAGCATACCTGCGACTTATACTGATTTATTACTAAAAATTTCTGCGAGAGATAATTTTGCGGCAGTATTTACAGACGGTGGTTTTTTATTAACTTTTAATAATTCAGGTTCTGGATATTCAAGCAGACTTATTTACGGAGTGGGCAGCCCATTT